AGCAGACCTCGTTAAGTTTCTTAAAACTCGTTAAGCGTGATAGTAGTTTTAGAGAAAAGTAGTTTTTAAGCTACTTCTCTCAATGGAATTTTATTTTGGTTGAAGCTGTAGCGGTCGTATTCTGCAACATGATCTATGGTATTAGAGTCAACAACAAAATCCGAACCATTTAATTCAAAGTCTTTTTTGTTTTTGTTACCTTTTAACAATAAACCTATTACCATATTTTTCTGGTCTAGATTATCCAGATCGGAAAGATCACCATTATAGACTTTACGACCAAGATAATATTCTGGTAATTGTTTACTGAATACGACCGTCATTGGTGCATCAGTTTTTAAAGCATTGTTTACTTCTTGCTGGTAATCACTAGCACCAGACCAGCTAAACATTAAACCATAATTTTCTGGCATACGTCCGAGCCTATTAGATCGTTTTGTATAATCATAAAATTTTATATCTGGGAATTGTTGCGGTATGTTGTAACGCTCCCACGGTACGTCCGATAAAACATTGAGTCGAACAATAGCTTTTTTGTTGTGCTTTTTGGCGTATTTATCCAGATTGGTTAGCTCCCTTTTTAATTGTTGAAGGAACCCGTCCCGATCTTGCATAAAGTAATCAGTCTTTTTTTGTCTGGCTATATTTACAGAATCAAAAACTTCACTGAATCCAGAATCAACTAAACATAATTCTAAACATTTAGCTTTTTTACTATTTGGACATAGTGCTAGTGTTGGCATCATAGAAAGACCAGCCAATACTACAGGAACCTTACTCCCTTTTGCTGTTTTAATTAGTTTTGTATTATTGTCTCTTGATAATAATTTCATTTTAAGACCTCGCTAAGTGATAGTAGTAGTTTATAAAAAAAAATAAAAAATAAAAAAAAATAAAAATAAAAAAAATAAATAAAAATAAAAATTTAATTTTGGTTTGGGTAACAATCCATTGCTACCCTTACCAGTCTAGTCAGTGCCTATTTGTCTCCCTTGTTATTTTCTGTATCTCGCTGTTGAATATCCCAAATATTACGACCGCCTTTTCTTTCTTTATAAAAAGATAAAAAGCCAGCGTGATATTGATCGTAACTGTCACCAGATTTTTTCTCTACTGGTCTATGTAAAATATCTCTAGCACTTACAATGTAATGATCGTTAGCTGTTTGGATAAAGTAACGGTTATAACCCGCTCGATCCTGTCGAACTGTACAACCTAATTTGCGAGCCAATTTAGCGGTACCTTTTGCGATTGTTGCAGATTGTTTACTGTTTAATTTACTGATTAGATTTAACATAGTATTCACCTTTTAAAGTTTAGTTTAGTTTAGTTTAGTTTAGTTTGAAAAATTGGTGGTGCATCCTTGCACCTATTGCTATTTATTGATCGTTAAAAACACCGTATAAAAACGAGCGCAATTGTTTGACGTTAAAGTAATCGTTCATTCTACTGGTTAGATCAGTACCGTTTTTATCGGTCGCATCATCCCAGCTATTTATCAATCTTAACGTGTCTATGTGGTCGTCAATATCTCTTAACTGTTTAGATAGTGCCAGTGTGATAATATCGATTTCTTTTTCTGTAAGTCTTAAGGATTTGCGTTCAGTCATTGTCTTATACTCTTTAAGTAGTTAGCACCATTTTGGTGCGTTAAATTAAAATCCTTTTTCCTGTGTCCGTGCATTTATTATAATCGAATTGATATAGAAAATACAAGCGACCTACGAAAATAAACAGATATTTCTCATGTATCTAATGCATGACTTAAGGATAGTTTATGATTCTAGCGCATGACAAAAAAACCGATACAAGACAGAAAGAGACAGACAATTAAATATAAATTTATAAAATGATAAATGTGCTGGGCTTTAAGGATATTTAATCCTGTGGAATCCTAGCTATAGATTCAATTCTTTTTTGGTGGTGGTGTTGGCTGTGGCTTATTCATACAAAACGACCCCAAGGGGAAAATCGCCACTATCGCCATGCGTTATACCACCTCAGATTTTTCTGTGAAAATTAAGACACCTAAGACACCAAAGGGAAAGGTAGCGAATCTTTAACGAAGCCCAAGGGTGTCTGGTGTTTATAACTTTAAAAGGAGGTGGAAGGAGTAACCCCTAACTGTTCTTTAGGATATCTAACAGGCTCCTAAGATAACTTAAGGATATCTAACAGGCTCCTAAGAACACTCTATATACTATAGTATCTTAAAGGGGGGGAGGGGGGTCTCTTTCTCTATAGGGGAAGGTTAGAGGAAACCCTTAGAGACTCTAGGGTTCAAGCTTTAGCTTGTCGTTCACAACCAACTTAGTGAACTCCCCTTACTAGCCACATTGTAGCTTCCTTCAAACCTATTTACTTCATCCATTAATAGTTGATGTTGTCTTTCTTGCATTTCAGCATCGACATCAGCCGCCATCTGTTCTACCCAATAAGCTACACCCATTGCTAGAGCATCTAACCTATCGTCATGGGCTAATGCACCACGCTGTTTAGTTACACGAGTTAGCTGATACGTAAGCATATATCTCTGAGCTTTCTCAGGGGGATGGTGTTGTACGCTATCGAAATCCTTTTGAATGACTTTAGGGTCTATAACCAGCTTGTGTTGATTCATTACTGGTTCTAAAGTATCAATGATACGTAACTCTTTCTGCTTACTGTGTCGTACTTCTTCTGTAGTAACAGGGTATATCTTTCTCAAGAAAGGTTTAAGTAGTTCTGTGAACATACCGTCACCAAAGTTACTCTCAATGAGTACGGTGTTAACTTTATGTTCCTTCGCTATGTGTGCTAACTTCGTTAGTGTAGTTTCACTATAACCTCCTGAGATACCAGCACAGTCTGCTACATATAAGTAACCATTAAGCATCTTAACAACAGCATAAGCAGTTTCATCCTGACCACGACCAGAAGGGTCAATTACAAGGACAGAACCATCGTAGTCCACGTAGTCTCCTACAATCGTTTCTGGGGCAAAGTATTTGTCACCCCCTAGTCCTACGTTAGGTAACTCCTTAATCTCCTTCATAACGCCATAGACGAGCTTCTCAGGTGCTTTATCCTTATCAATCGACATCACCATTAAGTCTGAAAGCTTCAATGGGTATCTGTCAGTGTCTGATAAGCTAGTATCAAGCATGAACTGTAAAGCAAAACCTGAACGACCATAAGATAACTCACGTTCAAGTAAGTCTTCAGTGTCAAATCGCTTAGGATCAACTGGTTGTCCGTCTAAGGGACTTTCTGCTGAGTGTATAGCTTCCCATAGGGAAGGTGCTAAACGTTCCCCATACGCCTTCTCTGCGCTTTCTACGGTAGGGTAGCGAGCTGTCCACACTCTCATTTGATAACCACGTTCAGTTAGAGTATTATAAAGACTCATTTCACACTGAGGTGTACCTAAGTAGAGTATTTTACCGTCAGGTTTTAGTACAGCATCAAATTCTTTAACAGCTTCCCCTAGTTTCTCTCGCATCATTTGTGTCATTGAGTTGTTTGGCACTTCAATATCATCTGCAATGATAATATCTGCCCGACTGCCTGTAAGCTGACCAGTGATACCTACTGATTTAACAGAAGGACTACCACTAGCCAGCGCAGGTCTTACGTCAAACGCAATCTTACTCCACCTCTGCCCTTCTTTTGCTATAAGGTGTTGGCATATTGGGAGTTCTAGAATTAAACGCTGAGTGAATGTCGAGAAATCGTCAGCTCTTTGTTTACTAGCTGACACAACCATGAACTTCTTTTGTGGATCAAGAAGTAATTGGTGAACGACAAAAGCGGCTGTGATGTAAGACTTACCTACACCACGAAATGCTTCAATGATGGATCGTTTTGGGGCGTTTTGAATGTAATCTGCAATGTCATATTGTACTGGAGTTGGTTCAGGCAAGTTAAGATGCTTCCAAACTATATACATAAAGTTACGGAAGTCTTTAAGTTGCTCTGGTATCTTATCCATTACGACTCCTGTTCTTAGACTTACTTTGAATACGTAAGTTACTAAGAGAATTGTTGTTAGTGTTGCGATCTCTGTGGTCTACATCCCTACCAGCGATAGCTAACGCTCCGTAACGCTTCTTGAGTTTACGTCTAGCCTTGTTGCGGTTAGAACGGTTTTTTACTTGTTCAGGTTTGCTGTGATAATTTTTATATTCGGATGCGTAATCTCTGCTCAATGTGAAACCTCCTTCTCATCAAACGGTAAAGCTTCTAAAAGATTAGCCATAGGTGACTCGGTACTGATAACTTCGTTAACAGCTCCATTATCTTTTAGGAATTTAGTAGCAACAGAAAGCTCTGATGCTGATGCTTCACCTGATTTAACTTTAGCTAATAAATCTCTAGCTACACAGTCTTGTAATTCGTCTAATATGTTCTTATCCATTAGTAACTCCAAACTACGGGCGTAGAAGTTCTAGTATCAACGTGAATAAACGTCTCAGCGACACCTATCCCAGTGAAGCCCATCTTCATGGCTTCCGATATGATCTTGTACTTCTCTACTCCGTTATTAACTTTGATGTCTGCGGCAATGCCTTGTGCATGAGTACCGCCTTTGGCTTTCTTAGCCTCGATAGGATGACCTTCAGGGTCTCGATAGCCACTTGTAATGTGAAAAGGGAAACCACAAGCTTCACGAAGGTCATCAAGTTTTTTCAAGAAACCTTCATCCATCTCGTTGTTGCCTGTGAATGAGCAATTAAACTCGTATAAGCTAAAATACCTCATCCCTTCATTACCTTTGCAATCTTCTCACCACTACGACCTACGACATAGCCACCTAAACCTAACTGTAGTAACGACCATGCTTCATCACGAAGGGGCGTAGCGAATAACCCGAAGGTATCGCCTACAGCAAGTGCAAGGAAGGTTAACATTGTAATAGGTCTCCATGCGGCAACTATAAAGTGTTCACTTTTTGCTTCTGCTTGGACAATCTTTTGCTGTCCTTCAATCCTAGCAGTTTCATAATCGAACACCTTTTGCATTGCGGAGGCTTGGACATCAAGTAGATGCCCTTTTGCTCTTAGTCGTTCATCGTCACTAGTATGTAGTTTGTCTACTAACTCTGCGGCTGGTTTAAAGATACCAGCAATCAAGTCTGTTACACCTAACATATTATACTCCTACTAATTTAAAGAAGCTTCCTAGTCCCATAGATTGACCCCACCAAACAACAGCACCGCCCACAACTAACCACTTGATTTGTAGCAGGGTGCGGTTGATGCTATCCAGCATCCCTCTAAGCTCATTGGCGTTAGCCGTAAGCATCTTAAGTTGTTCGTCCTGTAGATCGACTCGCCATTCCAAGCGTTCTACTTGTTGTTTTAGTTCTTCCATTGGTTATCCTTTATGCTGCTATTCAATGATTTTTGTGATGGATAAGTTAGTGAAGCCCCAAGTGCCGTCACCATCAATACGAGCGGTTCCGTTAAGTTCATTAACCTTACCCTCCACACTGATTTTATCACCTGCTGCTAAAGTATATATGCCTACCAAAGATACAGAAATTGCGTCAGCCTTGTTTGTGGCATGTTGGTGGGTAGTATAATCAAGATTAGTAGTACCTGCGCTTCCTCCTCTAAGGAAAACAGAAGCTTCTTCCATTCTGTTTGTTCCGCCACTCGATAGCGTAACTTTTGTTGTTATTAAATATCTACCAGCTTTTCCTGTTGGAACAACCCATTGATTGTCGTTAGCAACCCACCCACTATCTGTATCATGTTTTACACTATCAAAAGCAACTCTAGTTGCTGTATTATCAGAAGCAGTTTGATTACCACTACGAGTAATAGCAAAGCTTGGGGTGTTTGTGCCACCCCCAACACCCGCAAGGAGTGCTGAAGGGATTGTGCCTGTTGAGTCTAAGTTAGCTGGGTTGATTGTAGAGGTACTCGTAAGTACCCCCGTTGTGTTAAAGTCTGCTAAGGTTCTTGCCTTAG